AATATGATCACATACCATATTCCTATAAACCATTTTTCTTCTGCAGTATTTGCAAGACTTGCCATATTTATGATAAAACATATCACGTAAATCGTCCATTGTAATATCAAATATTACTTCAGATATTTCTGAACGTTTCTTAAGGGAGGATTTGAGACTTTGCATTTTTCTCTGTAGCTTAGTATAAGCAATCTTCCAATAAGTTTTGTGATGAGGTTCTAAAACCTCTTTAAATGCCTTCTTATCATACTTCATAATTATAAGGGTTTAGCGCGGGTGTTTTTACTCACTGTCTATGCGTTTCGGAGCTTAAATGAAATCCATAGAACAACTAAACCCGTATAATTTAGTATTAAAAATGTGCAGCATACAAGAACTAGTATACTTTTAAGTACGCTTCACTCTTTTAATTTTTCTGATATTCAAACCAGGTGGCATTTCTTGACCAGCTTTAAACGCTGATATTGCAGCCTTTCTGGCTTTCACCTTATCCAGTTTTTCAACTATTTCAACCTTCTTAAAATCATCTGATATATTATGAGGATCAACATCTACTGGGCCGAATGTTTCATAAAGCTTATACCTTGCGGTATTAGTTTCATAGACTCCGTCTTCATTCCCAACTTCCATAATAACTGCTGGCAGTAGTTGTTTATTAAAATAGTCTTTTGTCCTTACCAATGCTCTTCGTCTTGACCTCAATCTTTCAACTTCATCTTTTAATGCTTCTACTTCAGCATCGATAAGATGTTCTTTTTTATTGAGTTCGACCATAAAGTAATCAACGTTTTGGATTTTATTTTTGACTTCTTTGTGGATTGTTACTCTAGTTTCTTCGAGTCTTTTATGCTCATCCATATCGATGTCAGTTCCTTGTTCAAGATGTTCTAGCTGTTGGTTAACATCTATTAACTCTCCAACAAGTTCTTTAGTTGTTGGCATTTTGTTGCCTCTCTTCCTTTGCTTTGATTAATCTAAAAGAAGGTGTCCACTCTAAATCTACATCAAATAAATCGCCATCGCTATTTTTAAATAACGTAACCTTTTTACCCGTGTTTTCAGAGTCTCCTGTTATACCTATTACTTTTCTAGATGCATTTTCTATGGCTCCGCTACCCTTAGCAGCATACAAATCCATTATTTGATTTCTCGAATAATCTCTTGAAACTTGAGATATTTGTATAATAATAATATCTTCAGTTACTGCAATATTTGAAAGTGAATGACTAATGTAATTTAGCTTTTCATATTCACCTTTTTTATTGTAAGGAACGTCCACCAGGTCAATATAATCTATAACTACACACTTAGGTTGCAATTGTTTGATTTTGTCCTGTATTTGGCCTATTGTGGGCGCTATAGACTGCATTATAATATGGCTTAACTCTTCTTTATGATGATTATAGAGCTCGTTGTATTTAGATACTACATCGTCTTTACTAGCACCTGAAACTATTTGCAAGTTTCTTCTGTGCATAACAAATCCAGAAAGCTCTAAAGATAAGAATAAAGTAGGTATTTGTGCCTCTTTAACTATTTGATCTAATTCTGCATTATATCCTAATACAATATTTTGGGCAAGTGCTGTTTTATTAGCACCTGTTGAACCAAATATTGTTACTAATTCACCTGGATATATAGTAACATCTTTGTTAGGAACACCTAAAAGTTTAGCCAAGTCTATAGTTCTACCTGAAAAATCAGTTTCTATTCTCTCTGCTAAATCTGATTGAAGCTCTTCACTATTTTTAACATCTATCAAATAGTCTTTTCTTTTGTAATAAATACAATATGGTTGACAATGCTTAGCCATAAGTTGGTCTTTACATCCATATTTATATCCACCACGATATGTATCTTCTACTTTTTGTAGAATTACATCATCCATTAGTTGACCTTGATTCCATTCTAATAATGCTGCTTTTGCAGCACCACTAGGAATACCATGCCTAAAGAAATGAGATGCTATTCGCATCATAGTATTATTTCTATTTCCTTCTTCAGGGCCTAGTTGATACATCTTTTGAACGCATGGTACAATATTTCTTGGTTCAACACTGGATTGCATTACTCTTATTTTTGGAATATTTGTAATAACATGTTTCTCTAATTCTCCATCTCCCCATACAGGATTACAATCTAAGAACCTTTGTTCTTTTGCTAATAAATGAATATCTTCATATTTTAAATGATTAATTTCATCATAAGTTAATTGTATTTTGTATAAAGAAGATTTTTGATTGATGGTGTTAGAGCACCGATAGATTGAAGTTCTGTTATATACTGCTAAATCTATTTCACTGAGTAAATTATTCATTGTTTCCTTAACAATAAATGGTAAATCCTTATTTCCTTCAGGAAAATTAAATAATTCACCACTTATGATAAGATGGTACCCAGTTCCACTAAAATAAATATGACAGGATTTTTCTTGAACGCCTAGTTCTTCAAGTTCAAATAATACACCTCTTGTTTTGTTTAGTGTATATTCGTTTGTATTTTGACCTTTATCTATATCAATTAATACATCATTTATGTATCTTTTGCCTAAAAAGTCTTTTAGAGTTCTTCTTAATTTAAAATACTCTAAACCTTCTTGGTCATATAGATATAAGCTTTTATATACAGCTTTGTCTTTTCCATGTTCAAGTATAACATCTATAACTTGTTCTTGTTCAATCAGGAGCCCTCTATTCTGAGGGCCCCCAATTGCTATCTCATTGTATAGAGTCACTAAAACGAGGTTCGAGTGCCGCTAGTAGTAGTGGAGGAACCACTAGTCATAGCACCATTTCTAACCTGTTCAGTTTCTTCATGTTCAACAATGTACTTATTGGCCTTCATGTACTTAATGTAATCTTCAAGGTCTCTACGACCCTCTTCATCATTTTGTACAATTTTTGGGCAAACTGTAGGGTAAGCTTTTTGATTCTTTTCGCTCCACTTCTTATATACATAAATATATAAGGGTGTATCGAAATTGCTTGCCCCGTAGTTAGCTTGAGTATGATCAGCATTTAAAAGATGAACTACATCGTCTTCTAATACTTTATCATTCTCATCTACCCATTCACCTTTGGCATTTACGCCTCCGTTCCAACCAATAGCATCCGTTAAATACAATATTCTTTTAAGCAAACTATTCTCACCAGATATTCTACCATCAGCATCTCTTTCAAACTTACCTAAAAGGTTATATTTGTAAGGATACTGAGAAGACTCATTTTGAAAATGAATCTCTAAGTAAACATCTAAGTTATCATAGTTTTCTGATTTATTAATAAAATCAGTTAATGCAACTTCTTGAAAACCTAACCATTTGGCTGGGCCTCTAGAGCTGCTTTCTGCTTCATAAGAACCTCTGTACGGCATATGCTACTCCTCTTCTTTGTATTTTAGGATTTCATTGACTACTACATTGTAATCAAATTCAAGGACTTTCTGGGCTAATGGTCTTAACCTACTGCCTACAGTCCTTTCATCATATGCTTGGAAAGATAGATAAAACTTTCCGTCTTCTTTGTCAGCGGTGGCATAACCTATGACATCAGCAGAGGCAGTTACTGCATACGCCAAACCCCTTGGGAGTTCTGGCCCTAGCTGACTCTTGCCATCTGTTATCACCGTACTTTTAGCATGAGAAATTAAAACAAGATTCCTTGCTTGAGATTTACATAAAGCTTGAAATCTTCTAATAATATCAAGATTCTTCTTTCTTGCTTGTGCCCAATCTGCACCCCATGAAGAACCTTCTCCCATTGCTATTTGACCTCGTTCATCGCATACTTCACTTTCTATCCATCTGTTTACGTGATCAATAGTATCGATAACTACTGTTTGATATGGTAGTTTTTTAAGGTTATTTTTTAACCAATGGTAAACTTCTACCATAGAATAAACTTCCATTGGTTCTCCAACTTTATCACCTGAACGAAAATAGTAATCACGCTCATCATTGGGAACAATTTCTGTTAAATCTGTTCCTTTTGAAGTTACTTGCTTACCATCTTCCATTACTGGTCTAGTTGGTGTGTTTAGAGATGTTACAGTTACAATATTTGCTTTGTCAACAAAATCTGAACCGAGGTCAGTGTCTATTAATAAAACACCCTCTGCTCCTGTATCACTCCATCTACTGGCCTGTGTGGATTTGCCTGTTTTAGGCTGACCGATAAAATACCAAGTCAGCCCAGTAGGCAATTTTGTCCAGTCCGTAGATACTTGTCGTACTTTTATATCCATAGACTTTCCTTATTAAGTTATTAGTTGTTCAGTTCGCATTGTGAGAGGCATTAAGCCTAACCAAATATACGCATAATACGCTTTTTTAGCAACGACATTAAATACTTGATCTATTCCTAACCCTCCTACAATCGACGCAGTAAATATTGTATGTTTCATTGTACAATCTGCATCTGCTATAGTATGACTTGGCTGCCAAGTATCTAAGTACTTATCATGTTTTTTAGTAGCTGTAACTATTTCCATTGCCAATGCTCCCATTCGCAAATCTAAAAATAGTTCTCTATTTGATTGTTCTTTCCATTTCTGGTAAGCAATCATTCTACCTTCCATATTATCTAAACAAACTATCATTTTCGGTAATGTGGGGCTTGCTTCATCATAGTATTCTTGAAAGAATTTATTATTACCAGGATTAACTGAATACAAATCAGCAACATTTTCAGCTACAACAGATTTAGGTCTACCTATAGCGTTCTGTGGATACATAGTTGTAGAAAGATTATGTTCTTCTAATGTATCATCATCCCATCCTGTAATTTTCTTGAATCCCATAATGGATAATAGAGGTACCAGCTGTGAGCCGATACCTCCTAATCCAACTATACCAATATGGTTTAGTTTACCCTGCGGAATTAAATCCTTATTCCTTAAGAATCTAGTATGCGAGATAGCCATTGTAACCTCCATATCCATAATTATAATCATCATCCATAAGTTTCAATACATCCATTAAATCTATTCCAAGTTTTTGAAGCGCATCTTCAGCTGCTATATCAGTCATTTCTGCAGAATCATTCTTTAATAAAATATCTTCAGCTATCTTTTTCTTCTTTTTAGATAGTTTATCAAGTATTGCATTCTTTTTATCTAATTTAGATAAAGATTCTCTAGCTTCAGTAAGAGTATTAACACGAGGAAGTGGTTTCCATATTCCTACCTGATTTCCAGGTTTAGGCTTTGGTTTATCTTTTTCAATCTTATCAGCCACAGCAATCCATTCATTATTTATTTTATAAGTATCTTCAAGTTCTATTTCATCTTCTTCAATTACGTGAGAGTGTGAAACACCATATTGGTCTTTATAGCTAAATCCAAAAGATGCTAATTCTTTACCAGAAGATGCAACTATCAAACTACCATAGAAATTTTCTATAGGAGCCATTTCTAATAAAGTATCAGTATCTGTTCCTGAAAAGAATGAACCCATTGTATTATGGCTATGTATTAAGCCCATAAATGTATTCTTTAAAAGATTCTTATTATTATTATAAGTATCTTCTAAGATACCAGCAACATCTTTTGCTTCAAATTCTGTTGATGTATGGTCACCTAAATTTAATGGATGAAAGTGAACTATTTTCCACTCTTCAGGATATCCATCACTATCCGTTTTTAATTTAAACCAAGCTGGCCCTGACCACTCATCATCTTTAAATCTAGTCAAAAGATAATTGTACTTGTTCTGGACTGATCGAGGTATTATCAATTTGCATTTTAAACTCATTTTTATCTAGTCTCCTTACTATTTTTGAATAATAATCTTTTAAGATATTATTTTCAATTAATAAATATTGTTGATTCAGCTCATTGTATTTATTTAATAAATCTTCTAAGCTCTTTGGGAGTCCACCTATCTGTTTCAATATTTCCAATCTTCTTTCTTTTACTCCAGTATGTTCTTGACTAGGTAAAAGGTTTCTTCTTGCCCAAAATGTTCCAATGTTATATCGATGTTTTGTATCATAAACAAACATTTCCTTCATCTTTTTATTTATACATTCATTAATACTCTTATCTGTTAAGCTTTCTTTACAAATAGAGTATAATCTTTTACGTACAAAACTTGACCTTGATATACTTTTTTGAATTAATATATCGTGAGATTTTTCTGTTTGCCCTGAATAACTACTTGTTTCAGTTGCTCTTGTAGCTCTATTACCTTTCTTTTCTAACATATTATAGAACTCTCTTTGTTCAACTTTAACTGGTTCAACAAATCTAGACTCTGAAACTATACTTTCTTTAATTATAGCTTTTATATCTATAACTTTATAAAGAAAGCTATTACCTTTTATAATTCTATACATTTCTGATATTACTTTTTGTAAACAAAATATTGTTTCTCTCATATCAAAAACTTCTTCTGAATCATAATCTTGGCAAAGATTAACCATAGTTTTAAAAGATATAGAATCACTGTTTGGAACAAGTGTAGTTGTTTTTGAACCATTATTTACCCAAGTATGGCTATAAAGAGTTCTCATCCTGGTGTAAGTATCTTCTATTCTTGAAGGAAATACTGAAAAAGAATATTTTCCAGTTTCTTTAGAATATAAATACTCATTATCTATTCTTTCAATATTTTCAGTTAACTCTTGACCTAAAGCATTGGATATATTTTCATTAAAATCTTGAAAAATTTCAAAACATTTAGCAATATTATCACATATGAATTTTAAAGCATAAGGTAATGAATCAGATTTAATATACTTTAAATGATGTATAATATCATTTTCTGTAAACCAATTAGAAATTCTACCAGTTAAATAACTCTCTTTTGCCCATTTCATTATTGATCCTTTAAATTCATATTTATCTGTTCGATAAGTAACGACATTATGATTTATATCCCAATAAGGGCTTTCTCTATTCCAAGTATTTAAAAATCTATGTACAGAATCTAAATAGTTTATCCAATCTCCACTGTCATAGCAATCATATAAATTGCTTTCAAATCCTCCAAGACAAGGTTTACTCTCAGATATATGAGGATGCCATCCTGCATATATTTTTCTTATATCAAAACCTTCAGGACAACAATAAAATCTTATCATTGGATTTGATTGATATGAATTTTTTCTAATTTTTACATATATCCTATCCAAATAATTAACATTTCTTGCTCTTAGCCTAGGTATTCCCATATCTAAATATATAGCAATATCATCTTTACCTTCTTTATCGTCAGCATATCCATCAAATGCTACTAGGGGGTATTTAGCATCTTTTCCATATACCATTCCTAAAAAATCTTTTTCATATTTCTTTACTTCCTTTGCGTTCGTTCCAATAAACTTTAATGCAGCTCTTTGTTGACCAAACGTTCCTCTAAAGAAATTTAAGATGCGATTTTCAACATCTTTATCAGACTGCAATATTGGCATACCTTGCAAATCCTGTATTCCACTTATAGTTGGTGGAAATGTACTTTTAATTGTAATTTCGTGCATCTTTATCTCCACTTATTGTTATAGTTATTTGATTTAGTTAAAGTAATAACAGGCAGGCTCTGTTGTCAGCTGTGATAGCCCATAGAATGAGAGTACTATGAAGTTTACAGAGCCCGTTACGTACTGATTGTGCCTGTTATATTATTTAGAAGTTAGATCATAGTACAAAATAGTACCTTAGCCCCTGACTTAACCTTGTCTTGTTGAAACGAAACAAGGTCTCCGTCATGAAGGGTATGGTCTGGCTGAACTTCTTGGTTTCCCACATAAATGTTAACACCAGTTAAAGCTAAATCCATAGCTCTTGCGATTCCATATGGAGTATCGCCTGACTGGTTTTCCATTGTGCGTCCACCGTTATGATAAGAGATTACTCTCAGATTATCTGCCATTTGTAGGCCTCCTAACTGTTAGGTTTGTGGATTACGTAATTAAGCAGATTTTTTAGCTGGTCTGCCACGCTTTTTAGCGATTGGCATCTGCTTTGACCAGTAGTATACTTGACCTCTTAGACGATATAATTGACGTCTAAGGCGCTTTATAGGTTTATGAAAACATATTCCTACAACGATTACACCTGCTACAAATCCTGTAGCAAACATAAGATATTCAAATACAGTCATTCTTTTGACTCCTTGTCTTTTATGTGTTTAATAAGCGTAGAAACTCTATTTCTGGCTTTATTTTTAATTTTAGATGGTATACTATCTTCGTCTTGCCATATCATATATTCTCTATGTGGAAAAGCAACACTTTTTACAAAATAAGTAAATTTATATCCATCTACTTCACCTTGATAAGATGTTTTTTCTATTTTATTTATTTGATACATCTTGTCAAGTTTGGGGTTCTTGTTAAGAATGATTTCCATGCTCATTCTGCCTCCTTTGATTTATTCATATTTAAAACACGTGCAGTTTGCCCTTGATTAATCCACCAACCGTTATATGGTGCATCTTCAGGTGCATTTGATTTAAAAAAATCATTGCGGTCTTTAACATATTGAGGGTCATTCGGAGCATCCCCCTTATAAGGCCATCCTCTTTTCCAGGCTTTCCAATCATCCCATTCACTATTACTTCTCTTCATTTTTACTCCTTGAGGTAGAGCCCTGCAAGTTTCTAAAACTCTGTCAATCTATAAAGGGTCTTTTATTAAATAGATATCCGCTTAACAGGGCTCGATGACAAATCTAAGAAGGCTCGGCGCCAACCTTAACAATTTCTCTTTTCCTATCAGTTCTAGGAGGAACAACGTTTTTATCAATCATATCACATTTCCCACTAACCTTATGTGTTCGGTTAGAAGGTTTTATGTTAATTAAGTGCTCCAGAAATCGTGCCTTCTTAATATTTTCTAATTTAGATTCTTTTATTTGACAGTCTATCACCATTTCTATTTGGTTCTCTATATCCATTGTTACTTACCTATTTTATCTAGAGCATCTTGTACAGTACTAATTACTTTCAAATGTGAATTAGTATTATCTGTGCCAATAGTTACATTACTGTGAGGTGTATGTATGCCATCAGCGCCAAATGAATCAAATATATCTTGTTCGCTCATATCTTTCATAACTATTTTTAATAGTTGTTCAAATCTGTCATTTATGTCATCATATTTCATTTTATACTTAGCGTCAAGATTCGTGATACTTTGTCGTATCTTATCTAAATTATCTTGCATCTTTAAAAGGTCATTTAATTCTTTTGACCTTTTAGCATTGATGCGCAGTTCTTCTATCTCATATTTATTATGATAATGTCTGCTGGTTATCCAACCCGCAAATAGAACCATTGCTATTGTTAAGGGAAATTCAATCATTTTTACTCCTTTTTAGTTGTTGCAGGGATAGGATTCGAACCTATGACCTTCAGGTTATGAGCCTGACGAGCTGACCACTGCTCCACCCTGCGAAACTTTTTTGATCATACTAATGTGTTAATTGCTAGAGTTCTTTCATACCACAATTTTTCTTGAATAGTTGAATTTATTGTTTGGTCACAATCAGTACATATCTCTTCTTCAAGATACATACCTTTATCATCATCTACTGTTTTAAATGTGGTATTATTATGTGGGCACTGAACTACCCAACAATGTACTCTTTTACCATATGAACCCATTTTCTTTGTGTTTGTTTTAAACAATTCTCCTTCTTTAGTTAAATCGGAGACTGCTCTTCGTATAGAAGTTATGGGCCAAAGAATTGAATTAGGTATTGCGCTGTTTTCTTTTATGAATTGGTGTACTTCATCTGGACTCAGTGGGGTTGTTGGATATGTTTGAAAAACTGCTAGCACTTCTGTTTTTTGTTTTGAGCTTTGTTCTCTGCTCGCCTGGAGTTCCTCTCCAGTCTCGTTGTTTGTATTATAGTACGCCATCTTTTCCTTTCTCTGTAAATATTATTTTACAGGTATCAAGTTGTAAGACTACATTCTTCCCCCTTTCATATGTTAATGGGGTTCCATCTGTCTTCTTTATCACTTTATCAGGGTACTTGTCACAAATTTCTTTTACTGTGACCTTTGTTAATCGTTGTTCTGACATTTTCTCCTCGGTTAATTGATTGTTGGGCTAAATGAGTACGGTCAAACCTCACATATTAAATCCATTGATACCGTGTGGAACCCAACAATTCATTATTGATAATATAATAGTTCTGCACTATCCCAAATAGTAAGAAGCCCAGGATTCAATTGAGTTATTAAATAATCTCTATGAATCATATGTTTGGGATTTTTTCTTACACCGTGTCTATTACGAGTCTTAGGAATAAACAGATATTCGCTTTTTGAATTTAATGGACTATGACGTACCAATGCAATTCCTATCTTTTTACCATCTTTAAAAATAGAATACTTTGGTACTGTTATTTTAGTTTTATAATGTTTTAAAATCTCTTCATCACCATTTTCAATTCCTTTTAAAACATCAAAGTAAAATTTATTATGTACTAAGAACCATTTTGCCTTACTTGTAATAAATTTTACCTCGTAACCACCATTATCCTTTATAGCTATATCTGCAGCTTTATTTATGCCTGGAACTATCGTTATTACTTGAGTCATTCTCTACCTCCTGATTAAAGTAAAAATCGTTTACTATGTATCTCTCTATTCTTATAAACTTTGTAAGTCTTTTCATAGAGCGAACCCATATTCTATCACGTTCTGCTTCATCATCATCTCTTCTCTTCCTTTTAAGCTTAAGCTTATGAGAATGATAAACAGCAGTCCTGTTTTTTAACTTCATTTTTTTACCTTTGGTTAATTGGAAATTCTTTAGGAGTAGGGACTTGCACCCTAGTTTCTACAATTTATTAAGGCATCGTAAAAACTATCACACTTATGAGACTGTATTCTCACACCTACCTTAATAGGCTGTTGATACTCCATAGTTAGAAATCTTTGGGTATTTTTAATGTAAGGTATACCCTGACCTTATAGACCTGTAGAGAGACATTACCTCTAAATACACTACAATTATATTAGGGTAGTCAAACCTCGCTTAACTAGTATTAATGGATGGAGGTTTCGCCATCAACACACTACCCTAAGTTTATAGTGGGTACTCATCAAGATTTAAACTGTGCAGTTTTCAGCACTTACCTTGAAAGTCAGGTTCTTTTGGCTTGTCGGGCTTATCGCCTCACGGAAAATCATAGTATCCTTCATTACAAAGATAATCTCATAGAAATTACTCTACATCGATTAACCAAACGTCAGAATCTCTCGATTCCTTACGCTTCAGTATACTATCTGTATGAATAAATGAGAAGAACTTTTCCCATCATACTGACATCCGCCAAAACACATTCTTTGTATGTGTCTGACCGTGTAATCATACTATCTTTAAAGTCGTATTATCACAATATTTAGCAATAATAGTCAAATATGACATCTACTCCATATCTGAATGATTACCCTATGATGCACGCGCTTTGGGCAAATGCACATTTCATAGGATTGAGTTAAAAGAATTATATCCGCTAGCTAACACTTCAACAATTCTAACCCACTAATAGTTTTATTTGCTTGACATATCCACATTTTGTGATATGCTCTGCTTTAATACTATCTAGTTCTTAGTAAATATTTGCTTACCTTCCAAAAGCTTATGCATTGGTACATCATTGCTCTGTTTAAAAGCATTTGCAAGTATTTCTAAGTGCCATTCAAGTTCATCTCTTTTAGCTCTTGAACGGTGTAATTGCCACGTTTGAAATATAATGTAAGCTGTGGCACATACTGAATACAGCATAATTGCTAACATTACTAATTGGAAATTAGTCATTATTAAATCCTTAATAATAGTTGTATCAACGTAGCTATTCCAAGTATTGCTATTATACTAAACAATACAAAGAATATACCTTCTATGATATTATTGATGATATTATCCATCTCTAAAACCTTTCTATACGTGTACTAACGCATACTATACAATATACGCAGTCCTGTCTATACCTATTGAAAGAAAGAAGACATTATACGGCTATCACCTTGTATAATATCTTCTTTCCTGTGTCACCCTAAGGGGCCATAGAGCTGATTATTCGCTGGCGAACAATCCCTTATGGTCGGATGCCTTAGTCACAGTCCTGCGGACTATTGGCTTATAGTATCCGATGAGTACATCGTCCATATCAGCATCCTTAGACTCTATGAGCTGAGGGGCTTTTGTGAGGATGTAATCAACGCCTTCGGTGACCTGTAGGTTCTGTCCTTCCTTGAGGTAGGACTTTACCAAGGACTTAAGGCCTGCGGCCTTGAGAGTCTTGGGGAAACTACGGGTAGTCTGAGTAGACCTGATTTTGAGGTTGGTGGTATACATACGTTTACCATCAGCATCAGCCTTTGGGAAGAACACTGTGCTCCCATCAGGCATACTCTTACTGACACCATCAGGTGTATTAGAAACTGAGAACTCTGTTATCTGTTTATCATTTGACATATTATGATTACCTTTCATTTATGAAATGTTATAAGAATGTGGGAAATGGTGTACTTGTACACCTGACATCTCCCAGAGATGTGTAGGGGGCAACTAAACTCGCGTGAGCGCACGATAAATTTCAACGGCAGAGGCACCCCACGCCGTGAATTTTGAAGGGCGGTAGCGACCTGTATATCACGTAATCCCAATCTAAATAAAATTTTGGGAAAAAGGGGTCTAGGATTCTATACCTTGATCTAAAATATTTTTTTTTAAAATTTTTCCTATTTTTCTATGTCTATGTGGGAAAGACACTTAACTGGATGTTGGTGAAGTAAAGCTTTATTATTGCATTGAGTAGTATATTATATATATATTATAAGTATTTATAATGTCATTAACATAGGGATAAGTATTTCGTAATGATAAGAAAATTACTAGATTATAAGCCTCCTAAAAGAGGCAAAAAGACTGCTCAGGGACAGAGTACACTAACAAAATATAGCCATAGTGGCTCTAAGAAGCGATATATTAAGAGATACAGGGGTCAGGGCAAATGATTAGGAAATATCTTGTCTAGTTTTGACATTAATGATTATATTAAGAGCGATGATTGTTTAGATTATCAAAAGATTTATAAGGATATGGAAGAAATAACGGGTTTCATGGCTCAGAAAAGAAGAGAAGACCATTACCATCGAGTCGTCGGGCTCTACGAGAGTCTTAATAATGACGAAATCCTGCACAATGCAGGCAGTACAGCTGATCCCAATGAAGTACCGTTTTAGAGGGGCCCCTCATTTTTTTCCTGTGGATAAATGGGCTACGAATAATACGATGAATGTAAGGATAAGTTTGTATGATGGAAGTTTATATGGAGTACGGTGCGATTGGTATAATAGTCTCATTATTTGTAATGATGATTATGAATCTAATCAAGAGCCAAAAGACTCAAAATGAAGATTTAGACGAGATAAGAGTACATATCTCAAAAATAGAGACAACAGTGGAAAATGTTGAAGGAATTACAATAAAATTGATCGAAAGATGGAACAAATCTGACGATACTAGCCAGAGACATCGAGAAGATATTGTGAAAGAATTGAACGATGTAACCGATGATCTGGCATATTTAAAAGGAAGAATCAATGGGAGACAACAATAATGCCTAGATTTAGCACAAGAAGTAAGGGCAGGTTGCATACTTGCCATGAAAATTTAATAAAATTGTTCAATGAAGTCGTAAAAGGTTTTGATTGTACAATTATAGAGGGTTATCGAGGAAAAGAAAAGCAAAATGCTGCTTATGACAAGGGTAATAGTAAATTACGTTATCCGAAGGGAAAACATAATGGAAAGCCTTCATTGGCTGTAGATGTAGCCCCTTATCCCATTGATTGGAGTGATCGTGATAGATTTCACCTATTTGCTGGGTATGTTTTAGGCATAGCATCCCAAATGGGTTTAAAAATTCGTTGGGGAGGAGATTGGGACATGGATACCCAAACAAAAGATAATAGATTTGATGATTTAGTACATTTTGAGGTGAGATCATGACAATAGCAATAGGGTCAGCAAGGCAGTTATTGAACTTATGGACATCTTCTCTAGCTAAGAGAGGTGTTGAGAGAGGAATGCGTAAAACATTAGAGAAAGCAGTTGGAGAGAGAGCTGTCAACTTTCATCATAAAGCAATTGATCAGCTATCTCCTAAGGTTCTAATAAAGGAAATAAAGCAAGTGCACGATGTGCAAAGAATACCATATGTTTTACCAAAAGTATCAATTCAGGAAACTGCGGGGCAAAAGTTACAAGCAACTGCAAGACAGGCAAGAAATTATACAAAAGGAAGACTGGCTAATAAACAGAGTGAGTCACCAAACCAAACACTTAGACGATTAGGGTTCAGCCCTAAAAAAGACCCTGGTACAACAAAATACTAATAAGGAGTATATAATGGCAAAAGCAAAGAAAGCAGCTAAAGAAACTGTTAAAAAAGCAGCTAGCAAAGCTAAAGAAGTCACTAAAGTAGTACGCGGTGCGTATACTAAAAGAGGTAAGTAACTTTTATTTGTGAGATACGAAGTAGTATCTGGAAAAGAATACCCAGTTTATTCACAGGAAGAAGCGGATGAGCTGGGTTTGTCATATAAACACCCTTTTTATGTTTTAGAGGGCGAGTATGGTATTTCTAGTGATAAAGAGGTTGGACAATGTTTAAGGCGTTCTATATTAAAGAACGGAAGGATAAGCGTCAAATATCCTTGGGGGCCTTCTTTTGTTTACAATGAGAAGGACAATATAAAATCAGAAGGGCGTGTCAACAATTACACAATTAGTGGTAAGAATAATCGAGGAAAATACATAAAAGGTCGTGATGACTTTCAAAAATTAGCATACCTTATGGCACAGCCAGGAATGAATAAAGAGGCTGCTATTAGAACAATATTTGGAATTTTACCCTCCTCTAAGAGGTATGCGGTAAAGAAAACAATGAGAACGGAGGTTTTTAAGAAAATGACTAAGGATGAATTAGATAAGATTGTAGAACAATTTCCTATAGGTAAAGTTGATACTGCGAGAGCATTGGCTGCTATTTTAGATAAAGTAATGGATTGGGATGGCGATAATATGGGCCCAAGCGGTGATCCCAAGATAGCTATATCTGTATTAGATAAGTTAATGGATATGAACGATATGAAAGGCAAAGGTAAAGTTATTACTACTCAGCAAATAGAAGCTTCTACTGTTGAGACTACTCTTGCAGATATTCAAGAAAAGAAGAAATTGTTTAAAGCAACTCAAACGGAGGAGTCAGATGGGCTGGAACAGGCAGCAAAAAAAGAAGAAGAAAGTAAAGAAGAGGAAGCGTAATGGAAGCAATAGTCCAAAAAGGGCTAGAAAAAGATATTGATTACGAAAAAGTCTATGCTCTTGATAAGGAAAAGCAAGAGTTTCAAAGAGATATGGGCTGGTTTGGAAAATATTGTTTCCCTAAGGCACTTGCCAAGGAGACACCTCCCTTCCATAGAGATATATATAAAGAATTAAAAGATGACGATATAAAGCGTGTTTTAATTGCTGCTCCAAGGGGAACCGCTAAGAGTACAGTATGTTCTCTAATATTTCCATTATATAAGATAGCTTATAAGAAGCCAGAAGAAGATTTATTTATTGTTGTTGTTTCTGAGTCTCAAGCTCAGTCAATAAACTTTTTATCTAGGATAAAGTATCACTTAGACCATAGTGAGAATTATAGACATATATTTGGCGACTTTAGTTCTGTTACAGCCAAAAGATGGACTGGTACTGATATTATATTAAAGAATGGCACTCGTATAGTTGCAGTAGGTACTGGGCAGAGGGTTCGTGGTTTTATTGAGGGCGATACTCGACCAAATATTATCATCGTTGATGACTTTGAATCTGAGTTAAATGCTTTTACTCCTGAGGGAAGAACTAAAAATAGAAAATGGATGACAGAAGCAGTTATTCCATCGCTATCAGATGATGGTAGAATAATTATGATTGGTACTGTTATTTCAGAGGATTGTTTCTTATATTGGGCTAAAGATAGTCCAGCCTGGAATACATTGTGGTATAGTATTTGGGATGATGATGAAAAAAGTATCTGGCCTGAGAGATTCCCTAAGGATAGAATCTTACAGATAAAGAAAGAGTTTGAGAGTGTTGGTAATATAAATGGATTCTATCAGGAGTACATGAATATTGCTCAATCACCAGATGATGCTCCATTTAAACCAGATTATATAAAATTACATCATTATGACTTTGAAAGAATAAACAGCCAACCTTGCTTGGTAAGAGAGGTAGGAGATGAAAAGAAAATCATACCAGTCGAGCTCTATACTGGAGTCGATCCTGCATCTAGTCTTAGTGCCCGTGCTGACTATTTCGTTATTGCTACCATTGCTATTGATGCTAATAATAATAAGTACGTTGTCGATATTTTTAGGGAAAGACTCGATCCTGCGAAGCAACCTCAAAAGATTATTGACGTTTATGAGAGATTCCATCCAAAGAGAATGAAGATTGAGACAGTTGCATATCAGGAAGCTCTAAGAAGTGCTACAAGAGCACTAATGCTTGAAAAGAATTTATATATACCTGGATTAGAAAAAGGTGTAAAACCACGGAACCGAAAGAGCGAAAGACTACTATCATTAGTACCGTTCTTTGCTAAGGGTGAGTTTTTCTTTAGGTCACAAGACTTAACAGCTCAGCAAGAGTTCTTATCTTACCCAAGAGGTAAGAATGATGATATAATGGATGCTATATGGACTGCGCTTGAAGGATCAAGGCCATGTAGGATAAAAAAGGATGAATTTGACCCTAAAGAAGGGGTTGAAGTAAAAACTAATAAAATACTTGACTGGTTAACTATGTAAGTAGTAATATTAAATGATGGCATACAACTCAAAATCGGAAAAAACTGGTAAAAAACTCGCTGAAGAAACACATGATGTGTGGAAAACTTATTCTAAAAAGCGTGAAGTTTGGGCAAATCATGCTCAAGAAGATCGTGAATTTAGATTAGGAAAACAGTGGACATCTGATCAAAAGCGCGTTTTAGAAGAGCGAGGGCAAGCAGCTCTTGTTGTTAATCGTATACATCCAGCAGTAGAAGCAGCAAAAGCTTTAATAACTGCTAACAAACCACAGTTTAGAGTATCCCCAAGAGAAGATAGTGATAATTCAGTAGCTCAGGCTATGAATGGATTA